TGGTTACCAGCAGAGATCGTGATGTTCTCTTGCATTGGGTAGCCATAAATATCAAAGCCCGAAACCGTTGCTGTAGTCGCAGTAGCACTCGCAGCAGCAGTGACTGCCACGGCGCGACCAACGAGAGCCATCGGGTTCCAAAGGTAGATACCCGGTGTCTGAGCGTTGTTTGGGATCGCGCATTGCTGCACGTTCTGGAACGCGAGCGTCACCGTGCCAGATGCTGCAGTCAAGTTGCTGTTTGTCTGGTAGGTGCCGGTGTAGCCCTGACCGACTGACGTATACGTGCCAGTTGTCGTGAGCTGCGAGACGATCTGAACGCCAGCTGCCGTGCCTTGCGACACAGTTCCTGATGTCGTCAACACCACCATGCCGGGTGAAATTGGCATGCCAGAGTTGGCTGTGATTGTCATCACACCGTTGCTGAACGAGGCCGTCACCGACGCATAAGCGTCAAGTGCCAACACCGTATCAGATGCGCCAGTGTCTGAACGAACAAAGTTTGTATTGTTGTAATACACACCTGTCGTTGCTGAGTTTGTCGAAACAAGCGTCAGCGTAGCACTGGTTGCGTTTGCAGAAGCAACAATTGCCCCTGTTGCCTTGGAATAAGGAACCACGCTCAGCGTATTGATGTTATCAAAGCCGAGCCATCCAAAATCCATTTCGCTCTGTGCTTCACCGGGAATGTAGGTGAAGACAGTACGCGGATCAAGGATACCCGCCCCTGATGCAAACAGGGACGAGCCACCAATGTCGGGATTGTATTCGGCAGAAACGGGGTTCTGGCCGAACGCAATTACTGGACCGGAGAATGCTGTAATAGCCATGATGCAATCTCCTATGGATTACGAGGTCGGGAACGAACCGTAAATCGCCCGCCAGTTGTAATAGCCGAACGAATAACGCTCGTAGCCCTTAACAAGGAGGTTGTCAGTCACGAAGTCGACTTGCATGTCGGTTTCGAACTTAATACGCTCCATGTAAGCAAGGCCGTCGATGTTGGTCAGCAAGAACCAAGCATACGCCGAGGTCAAGAAGTCGTTGACCATATAGCCTTCGCTAAGACCGCCAGCAGTCATCATGATNGCNTTNACATCGTTGTCTGCGGTGCCCGGACGGAGTTCAGTCTTTGTAAGACGGATAGCAACCGGCTCAAGCTGCGGAGGAACGATGAGTTTGCGGCCACGAGCAAAGATTTTCAAGCCAGCCTGATCTTTGAAGTTCGTGCGGATTGCGATCATCGCATTCAGCAACGTAGCTTCGTTCAAGTCAACCTGAGTCGATGGCGTGTTAGCAACCGTACCGCCGTCGATAGGATGTGCAGTGGAGCAGAGTGCCACACCGTCACCGCCGACCGAAGCATTGTAGGTCTGTGCCGTGTTAAGGATATTNGCGCCATAGATTTCTTTGGTCTGCTGGAAGGATTCCACCAAGCCAAGGTTCGAAGGCATGAATTGGGTCTTGTAGAGGTTATCGTCGATTGCCTTGCGGGTAATCGCATAACCCAGAGCAATTTCGGTATGCTCTTGGTTCCACACGTAGCGTTCGCCAGCGTTCGAGTCAAAAGCGGTTTGGCCGCCTTCGGTCTTAAGCTGGGCGAGGCCGAGGTACCGCATTTCAGCAGTACGTTCGAGAGCCATTTTCGACTCATGCTTCGTGAAGATTTTGTCGTACTGAGATGAAATCATCTCGTACTTGCCTTCTACGCCACGGAGGCCCGGGAGGAGAAGGTCTCTGATCTGACTAAGATTAACAGCCATAACACCTTACTCCTTAGCTGATGCCAGTTGGGCCAGCGCCGTTGCTGCGGAAGATTTCGTTGTTGAATCCAACGATCACGTTGCAGTACTGCGATGTGGGGTCGCCACCGTTTTGGACGCCAACTTGGTAGTCCACGATGATGAATGGGAAGGTAGCCGTCGTGCCGACCGAAGAAAGGTAAGCACCCGAACGACCGTTTGACGTGTTCCCCGTACCAATGGAGAACTGGGCATATTGGCCCTGAACGCCAGAAGTCTGGTTGGTCAATGTTCCGGTAATCGGGAATGCGGACGTGCTGGTCTGGACGATGAAGCGAGCATTCGGATCATCAATCACATAAGCTTCAACGTCGCCCGTTGCGCCGGAACCGGGCCAATAGTTGGACCAGACCGTGCGGCCAAGAGAGGTGTTNAGATACTTACAGCCAACAAAGATACCCGCGAGGGTCGTCGTGCCGGGGGAAGCCTGAGTAATGTAGCCATTGGCCGAGCCAATGACCGGCATTACCGGGTCTCCGGTATAAATAGCCGTGTTGTTGCTTGACGCGATACGGCGGACGGATTGAGCGAACGTAGGCGCACCACCCGCACCACCCTGATANTGCGTAAAGCCAAAATACGCTTGCGTATTAGNCATAGCAATGTTTCCTGAGTGATGAGGTTGCTATGCGCCAAGCACTGCCAACCCCGACATGATAACCCGCCTCCCACAGGGCAGGTTAGAGGCGTCCATTATTCCTGNGGAATAGGCATCGCCTCGTAAGACTTTTTCACCGTAGGACGGACGCGAGANTCTTCGCGGGTCATCGTCCCTTCNGGTGTGGCACTAAGTTGTGCTTCNTTNGCACGAACTTGGTTCNTAGCACGACGCAATTCTATAGCTTTTGCTTCGTCTGTCAACTCCTTAGGACGTTCCATCAAAATCATGCCATCTCGTTCAATGGTGGCATAGTTTCCGGTGGGCATCATTGCCTTATGGCGAGCATCGCGCGTGGCAGGAACGGGCGTCCAGCCAGCGTCGGCCAAGCGAATCTGGTAGGACGGGTCTTCCTGATTATAAATAGTCTTACGCTTCCATTCGTACGACCAGCCTTCCGGCACAATGCTCGGGTCAATGAAGTATTGATCCGTGTTGTCGAGGTCCAAGCCCTGACGGTGGGCACGGATTTCGGCAACGCGTTTCGCCGCACGTTCTGCGGAACTTTCGCCACGAATTTCCGCACGGACCTCTGGGCGGATCGGCGTCTTTGGCGTCAGTTTAATCAGTTCTTTGTCATTCTCTGACATATGTATCTCCTATTACTGCAACTTGCCTTCTTTACGAAGGGCGACCATGTTTTTGGCGTAATCTTCGGGCGACATGCCCATCATTGACGCCATTTCGCGCATTTCTGCACTCAGCCTGACCACTTGGGACTTGCTTGGGGCACTAGACGCGGTGCGAGTTGTTGGGGCTGCTGCCGGGGCACTTCTCTTTTGGACCGGTGCAGCGGCTGCCGATAGTGTGACATCCTCGCCATCGTCGACAACGGGCTTCGGCTTTCTCAAGCCAAGGCGCATTTCGATGTGCTGGAAATAAGCATCCGAATCGGGAACGTGGCCTTCGCCGATGGCGTGGTTGTGTGCCCGAACCATGTCGTCGTAACGTTGCTTGTCTTTAACAACATCGGGGTTTGCCCGAATCCATGCCGCCGAACGTGGCGAAAGTTGTGACGCAATTTGGTCCACAACGTCATTGGCAACTGGCGGTGGGTTTTTAAGTTTTTCTTCCAGCGCATCTTTGCCATTTTGAAGCTGGAGCAATTTTGCCGCATTGATGGAAATTTGCTCTTGGATGGTAACGGCGGTGTCAAAATCACCGGCGGCCATAGCTTCTTTTAAGTTGCGTTTGAGGGCTTCTGTGCCTTGTTTGACGTTATCAATAGCACCCTTAATCATCATAAGGTTGCTGTCTTGAATTTCCGCCGTGGCCTTTTGTGCGGTCTGCTGGGCTTGATGGGCACGAGTTTCGGCTTCTAAACGAAGTTTTTTCTCCTGCTCCAGCATGGCCTTGAGTTCCGCAATGCCGTCTTCTGGCGATTGCGAATCATTATCCGCCACTTTTGTTTCCGTTTTGTTCTCCTCAGGAGCATCCTCTAAAACGGTAACATCGTCCTGCACTAGGTCTTCTGCCTGTTCCATGTGAAACAATTCCTTTACCAAACCGCATCCGGGGCCGGAATGCGACCGCGAATGTCAATGTCACGCAGCACACGGCACTGAACGCCATGCACATTCATCGACCAGCCATCGGATGGACGATAAACAACCCAATCTTCCAAATTAACTTCGACGCCCTTGAACCAATCTTGGTCCTCGTCGATGAACGCCAGTGGTCCCTTCTTGACCACAAGGCCAACTTTGCCCTGATATTTGTCTTCCTCGACATATTTATCGGTCAAATGAATGCCGCTTTTGGTCTTGTTCGGGCGAACATACGTCGCCACGAGGACGTGTGTGTTAAAGATTTCGATACCGGAAATGTCGCCCAATTCCTCAAGAATTGCTTGTTTTGGATCAACATCATGGTGCATCCGTGTATACGGCATATTTACCCTCTTTCACCTGATTGGATATTTCGATCTGCTTCGGACATGAGTTCTTTGGCTTTCTGCAAGCCGCGAATCATACCCACTCTGAATTTGTAATCTTTGATGTCGTCGACATTGCCGTTGGCAAGAATAGCAATCTCGTCGGCAATCGCCTCGTCGATAAGGCGTCCGGTCTCGTATTCAATGAGAGTGCTATAAGTTTGTATCATGCGGCATTTATATACGCCGCATGACTTTTATTCCTATGTCAGAAAATAAACCTAAACAGTTTATTTAAGGCCATATTCCTTGATCTTCTCAAGGCGACCGAGGCCACCGCCAGCGGCGTTGTCAATCACATGGATGGGTTTCATGTCTGTTTTGACTTTGCCGCCGTGTTTCCGGCCAATAGGGGGCATGCCGGGGCGAGCCGCACCCATTGGAGGCATTGCACCCATAGGAGGCATAGCTGCCGCCGGTGCTGCGCCCATAGGCATCCCAGCCGGAGGCGGAGGAGGAGCCATAGGACGAGGCGCCGGCGTCGGCATGGCAGCCGCTGGGGAGCCACTGTGCGGGATCACATTAATATTGATGTTCGTCTTGCCTTTTGCGGAGCCGCCACGCTTCTTAGCCGTGCGGCCACCATCGGCACCCGGAACTTCATGCGGGTAATTCTGGCGAACATACAAGCCGCGGCCAGCTTCTCCTCCGTCAGCATGGTGCATACGCTTGAGCGTTTTTGCCAAATTGGCTTTTTTAGCCAGTTTTGGATTTTCGCTATGCGCTGCCTTTTCCAATTTCTTAGCAGGAATTTTTTCCCCTGCTGGGACATGCAGGGCTTTGTGTAGCGAACCCGGATGTTTAATGGCACCCTGAATCCACTTTTCCCCGCCTTCGGCTTTACCAGTACGGGCCGACGGCTTGACCATTTTCTTGATTAACGCACGATCCGCCGCTTCATCTGGATGCGCCGCGCCGCCCTTGGCATGCTTAGAGCGAATTTTGCCGCCCTTCTTCGCGCCTTGGGTCGTCAAATCTGTATCTGACTTGTAGTTTTCTTTGTCGGCNGGACGAGGTGTCGGGACCGGAACACGCTCTGGAAGGCCGCGGCCCTTCATGTTCTGCTCAATCTGGTCCTGACGAATCATTTGGCCAACGGCGTCACCATCGGCATGATGTTCCCGCTTAATCCGGCCACCTTTTTTCATGCCGCCTTCGTGCTTGACGCCCTCGCGGAAGTCATTGGCTTTCTTCATGTCGCGATTGACCAAACGGTCCACTGGTGGCATTGCGCTGCCCCCATCTTTGCGAGCCTTTCGGTCGGCACGTTTCTTGGCATGATGACCATGCACTTTGCCGCCCGACTTATACTGACGCTTGCTAACGGGACGCATGCCCGTCTGCTTGTCAGCATTAAGCATTTCTGGCGGAGACCATGAAGAAGAATCGACTTTAGTATGAGGTTCACCCTTTTGGATGCCCTCCAGCTTCTTGGCTGCACCGTCGCGGGCGGCTTTCAAATACTCGTGCATAGACTTGCTCCATATCTGCGATACCCGCAGGTGCTGTAAAAGAATATTACCCTATTTGGGTAATTTGGGCAATAGATGTTCATGGTTTGTTTCCGCCAGCGATGCGCAGGGCGTTGCCCATGGCGTTGTTCCCCCTAATCGTTCCGCCGGTAGCGGCGGCCTGTGAGAATAGCGGATTTTGGTAAACTCTTGG